CTCCAGCCTCGTGAGCAATTATGTACTCAACGTTAGGAAGTACTTCCTCTATGGTAAGAATTACGTTTGATTTACTTGGCTTCATCTCCTCAGGGACCGACTCGTCTACAAGGTATTGACAGCGAAAGGTTCTGCACGGGTCGTCTGGGCGCTCGTCATACACACCACAGCCTTTTCCAATTTCCACAAATACGCAAGGGTTGCCAGGCGCCATCTCGTGCACGGTGGCTCTACTTTGAATCTCTATCGTTGCGCTTAAAACCCCACTACAGCACTTAGTACATCCTTCACAGCTACGCCCTAATACGTTGGGGCCAAGGGGTACTATTGCCATACGTCTCTCCCGGTGTGTACTTATCGAGTAATTAGTATATTATAACCACATGTCAACTCCAAAGTTAACACATGACACAGCCAAGGCTATCTACGAGTATGCTGGAACTGATGGGCTGCCTGCTTATAGTGATCTTGCACCTACAGTTCAAATATCCTACATTGAGGAGGCCGAGGCAGCTCTTAGTTGTATTGGCGAATACATTAGAAAACTAGGCAGTGAGGTTGAGCTAGATAGCGATGACGCTTACATAGTTAAGGGCGTAGTGCTTTCTATAGCGCACATACTAGATCCTAAACAGCCAGAGCTTGAGCCAGACGATGAAGAAGAAGAAGAAGACTAAGCTCTTCCATAATTGTCTTCGTATCTTACAATATCATCCTCGCCAAAGTAATCTCCAGTTTGAACTTCATAGAACGTTAGTTCTCCTGCAAGAGACTTAATGCGGTGCTTTTCTCCAGGAAGAATCTGAATAGAGTCACCAGGGTTAAATGGAATTTCCATTCCCTCAACAGTTACAAGGCCAGTTCCACGAGCACAGAACCAGTTCTCTTGTCGGTGTTCATGTGACTGGTAGCTCAACTGCTGCTGGTCACGCACAACGATCTTCTTAATCTGCGTCCTGTAGTCAGTCACTAAGATCTCATAGTAGCCCCAAGGGCGCTCATCTCTGGTTAATTCATCCATAGCCCTAACTTTATCATGTATTTAGTGATTTGATAAAATAGACCTATGATTATTGAATCCAGTGCCAGTACCTTTGCCGATGATGTTCTCCTCTCACCTACCCCTGTTCTCGTTGATTTCTGGGCAGAGTGGTGTGCTCCTTGTAAGGTGATGCTTCCTATATTAGAACAACTTGCGGCGGAAAAAGCAGACTTTATAAAGGTAGTCAAGGTTAACGTAGACGACTACTCTAGCCTTACGGCGACGTACTCAATTCGCTCGATCCCGACGCTAATCTTGTTTATTGATGGTAAGGTTGTCCATACGATGACGGGGGCAAAACCAATGCCTGCGCTTGTCGCCGAGCTATCAGATTTCGTGGAGGAGTTAAGATGAACTTAGTTATTTATTGGTATCTTGCAATGTGCGTTGCTATGTCGTTGATTGCGATTAGTGAAGATCGTATGTATAAGAAAATTGCAGCAGGATACAACCCTAACGCCAAGGATGGCGACAAGGACGGTCTTGTTCAAGAGGGAACTCGCTGGGAACGTAAAGTAAAGAAGTGAAGTGTTCGTTTTGCAGTAACCTTGCCTACGTAACAAAGATGGAACCAATGACGTGGAAGGCTTATTCTTACTGCGTTGACTGCATCAAAAAGGACAAGGCCGAGCTAGACGCTGGCGGGGACTTCATAACTGATAGCCTGTGAGCTATCTCCCCTGTTATTAGGTCAGCGCTTCTATGACTTCAAAGCACCCCACGTGTCTTCACCTACCCCAACATTGGCTACCTAACCAGCGTCTAGCACTCTAACCTGCGGTGATTGTTTTCTTTCTCACCAAGGCCGTTTGGGATAACAGTTGTACGTCATGTTCAGGACGATATGCCTTCTTCATTTGTAGGGTTTTATAGACTTATGCTGTCTTCCGTCCACCTTGGACTAGCTGCGACCTACGCCTTTAGGGCAATAGATTATTATATCGCCTCTTGGTGCCAAAATGTACAATTAGAGCGGAACTTCAAAAAAGCCCTACTTTGTTTAGCTTTCAACTTCTTCGCTTCTACCAAGAAGTCTTACACGGAAGTCTTAGTTCCAGGCCGATCTTGAGACACGAATCCAGGAGTTTGTTGCCACACATACGTAAAGGAACGTGTTGCTGAAAGCAAATTGTCCTGCGGTGCCAGATGAAGTTGGAGTTGAAGGAACGGATACGAATGATACTGCTGGTCCCGTTGGTCCTGCTGGGCCAGTCGGTCCGGTTGCCCCTCCTGATGGTCCAGTCGGTCCTAAGGGACCCGTTGGTCCGGTCGGTCCTTGTGCACCTTGAGGTCCTTGCGTTGAAACTTCTATTTCGATGTCAGCCATTTACTTTGTCACCTCCGGTGTAACAATGAAAGGTCCTTCTAAAAGTCGTTGAACAGTGGTGTTTGGTGCTACGATCTCAAGATCATATACGTAAGATCCTGGAGTCATTGCCTCAGTAGCACCTGCGGTGATAGTTATGTCAATAGTCCCTGTAGCTCCAGTGATGGTTAGTCCACTGCCACTTGTTAGATTTACAACGATGTTGTCTGACTCATAGGCGTAGGATGGACGAACTTGCATCCTCGCGGTGTAACCTGTAAGGTTCACGATTTCGCCATTACTCTTGTAAGTGATGCGACGAGTAAAGGTAGCACCTTGGTCGCAGGTTAGGCCGAGCCTTCCATTAGCTACTTTCATGTAATCTATTGTATACTCTATTTGTTTTGTAGATTCCGTGTTTTAACGCCATCGCGCGGTGAAAACCCTGCTATAATCATACACGTTTAACCAAAAGGGTGTACACTAGTTTTACGGGTAAAGAATTGTACATTCATGCGGAATTTGATGAATATGGAGAATTTATGACAGCAGGGATAGCACTACTTTACGCACGCGTTTCTACGCAGATGCAGGCCTCAGATGGTATGTCTTTGGACGCTCAGGAGAGAGAACTTCGGGCAGCAGCTACGTTTGCAGGCTACACCGAGATGGAACTTGTTCGCGAGGAAGGACGCTCTGGCAAGTCAATTAAAGGTCGCCCTGCCCTGCTTGGTGCACTTAGTAGACTAGACAATGGAACAGCCTCGGCGCTTATTGTTACCCGTGTGGACCGCCTCGCACGTTCCACAAAGGACTTCTTAAACATCGTCGACAGAGCTAATCAGAAGGGCTGGCGTCTGGTGATGCTAGACCTCAACCTTGACACATCTACCTACCAAGGACGCTTCGTTGTGACAATCATGTCTGCACTTGCGGAGATGGAAAGATCTATTATCTCCGAGCGACAAAAGTCAGTCCACAAGTATCGTCGTGAAACAGGACAAAATTGGGGAGTTGATCTCGGGCCTAAGAGTAAGATCTCAGAAGATACTCTTAAGATCATCACAGAACAGCGAGATAAAGGTGTTTCATATCATGAAATTGCCCGTCAGCTAAATGCTCAAAACATTCCTACTGCGTTAGGTGGAAGTTGGCACGGATCAACTATTCGTAAAACTCTTAACTTCTTGAAAGGTAGTAAATAGAAGAAGGGCCTGATCTCTCAGGCCCTTCAGGATTTACGTCTCTCTCCCAAGTACGTAGTTAATCCTGTTTGTACTATATACCTTTTTGTTGTACTTTGGCGTATTCTTTGGTGTTTCTTATTTTTCTTCTACAGGAGTAAAAGAGCTTAACGGTGCGGATACTTCATCACCGTTCTGATCTATAGGTGGTATTCTGGCTTGGTGCATTCTATCTAGTGAGGTAAGTATTCCTCCTACCGGAGGCAGCTTTGCAGCCTGCTCATCATTTTCTACGTACTCAACGACGATTAAATCTAGTTCGGTAGCAATCGCAGCCTCAAGACGAGCACCCTTGCTTTCTTCCCAGCCTGGCAGCAGAATAATCGTGTCAGCCTCAAGTAGGTACTTAATAGCTTCACGCATATACTCCTTGCGCTCTTTTGTCAAGTCGCCATCAAAAAACTCAGAGGGGCTGCACACTGCAAAATTGGCATCCCTAAACTCTTTTGCAACTCTATTAAAAAGTTCGTGGTTGTAGTTAGGAATTCCAGTCATTGGACCACTTAGGTACATCCTGCTCATTCCATGCTCTACACTTTCAACAACGTCCTCGTTGCGAATCACAGTCACACCTTCAGCATCTTCGCTGATGATCTCTGCGTCTATAATTTCTTCACTCATTTTCTTTATCCTCCTGTTGTCTTTCTTCTTGTGGCGGGCCAGATAACGCTATATTAGCTGCCACGTCTAGTCCGCTAATAAAGTAGTTTGATATTCCACGTTCTAAGGCAAATGCTGAGTAGGCAGATATCTCGTTAGATATTTTACTGCGAATCTCTGACTCGATCTCTAAGCGAATCTGAGACATCTGACTCCAAGGCATTTGCCATGATTCTGCACTCTGTTCTCCCATACGTGTTTTCTACCCTCTCGCAAAACGCGTAGCAGTTGCCCAGTCGACATCTCCAGTAGGAACAGCACGTGGTATAAGTACTCTACCAACTATCTCTGCTCTTGAACCTAAACCAGTAATATCGTGACCCCGATCTGATATCTTTCTCTGGAAGGCAATCTGCGTCATCGCACGTTCACCACGTTCTTCACTCCATAGACGATATACAGCATATAGAGCCTTAACTGGTAGACGCGCGCCTTCAGACTCCTTAGTTTCTTCATTTAAGAAGATACCGATTCGGTCTTCGTTCTTACGGTACATGTCTGCAGCCTCTGACACAGCAGCACACCACCCAAGTGAGTCGCGTGCACTTGACCCTAGAAGTTTGATTGCGCCTTCAACTGCCCAAGAAAGAACGGCAGGCAACGCACCTTCAGGATCAAATATGTAAGCCTTTAACTCTGGGTCTGGAGATTCTGGAACCTTTGACCAAGGAATTGGTCTAATACGACGCCACATCGCGTCGTCAGTGATAATAGGTCTGTGGTTTGTAGTAACCCATAGTTTTGCACGTGATTGAAATGTAAAAGGTTTCTCTCCAGGTGAACGAGCAGAGATTTCAGAAGAACCAGTTAATTTCTTAACTGCGTTTTCTTTCATGCGCTCGCCGTCTGGCAACTCGTCGACCCAAACCATACGGCGTCCGCGTAACTCAGCCCAGTGATAGAGATCTGATCCGCTTGAGTTTCCATCGTTTTGTGCAAGGATTGACGAGTCAAGTGGCCAAGCATATTGTTGCGTTCCAAGGCACTTTACAAGAGCTTCAACAAATGTATTTTTACCTGAGCCTGAAGGGCCGTAGACTAAGAACATTACATCGTGTGTGCGTAGACCAGTTAGTGAGAAGCCCGCTGCACGCTGAAGCCAATCCTGTAGTTCCTTATCTCCACCAGTTGCGAAGTCAATAAACTGTTCCCAACGTATGTTGCGCATTCCTTGAGTGTAAGCTACTGGTGCGCGACGCGTGATGTAAAGATCAGGCCGTCCTTTCAGTAGCTCGCCGGTGCGAAGATCTATAACGCCGTTTATGACACCAAGAAGATGTTCATCACTGTCCCAGTTTTCCACGCCAACAAGAATACGTGGATCAGACGTAGCAGATTCAATCGCACCGGCAAGTCTAGAGTTTGATTTTGCTTGCTGTGCCCATTTAATTACTTCACCTTGCTTGTCAGGGTCTTCGTAGTTTACTACCTCACTAGCAATAATTGGCGCAAGTTTCTTTGTGAGCTCACGCATTTCAAGGTTTTCAACATCAGGCTTCCAATAGTTACCATCCCAGTGAAACCAACCAAGCCCTGGAGTGTAACGAACTGCCGGGCCAAACGCATCTACAAGACGACGACCATTGCCTGTATCAGTTAACGTTCTTTTTCCAGGCTCTCCGCCTTCGTTCTCACCGATGGCATCTGCGTCACCTGGTACATCAATGTTAGAAAGATTAGAGGCGTCACGGACAGAGTCACCATCATGAATACCAGCGCTAATACTTCCGCCAACAGTACCTGGCAGATGACTGTTTTCATTAAAACCGTGAGAACGAGAGTCTGCTGATGCAGTAGGCTGTTCACCATTTTTCTTTGCTACAACTTTTGCCTGTGATTCTTGTTGTGATTTTTGTGCCCACTCTGTAAGGCCTGGCC